GATCACGATAAACTTGTACAACAAGTCTACACTATGAGAGAGATGATAAATGGCGGAAAGTAATCATTTATCAGATAAAGAGCTTAGATTAGAAATCTTGCGATTGGTTAAGGAATGTGGTTCAGAATTTCAAAAAAAAAATCCCTTGCCAATCGCTGACGAATATTATAACTGGGTTAATAGGCGTGGGACAATTCGTAAGAACCCCACTGGCAAGAAGGAATAGACTTCTAGTCTAAAAGACTTTAAATCCAAGAGATGCCTATCAATTTTGATGGAGAACCTTTCTGATTGTTTTAAAAAATAAACTATAACAAATGGAGAGACAAATATGTCAATCAACGTAACAACAGCTTTTGTACAGCAGTATTCTGCTAACATACAATTGCTTTCTCAACAAATGGGATCGTTACTAAGAGACAAAGTTCGTCTTGAAAGTGTCGTAGGTAAAAATGCTTTCTTTGACCAAGTAGGAGCAGTAACAGCTCAGAAAAGAACAAGTAGGCATGGCGATACTCCACAAATTGATACCCCTCACGCTAGACGTAGAGTATCTCTTGTGGATTATGAATTCGCTGACCTAATTGACGATCAAGATAAAGTAAGACTCTTAATCGATCCAACTTCATCTTACGCTCAAGCTGCAGCTTATGCTATGGGTAGAGCAATGGATGATGAAATAATCAGTGCTGCGATAGGAACTGCTTTCACAGGTGAAACAGGATCTACAAGTACGGCTAATGCAAATCAAATCGTTCACGGATCTGCTGGTTTAACAATCGCTAAATTAAGAACTGCAAAACAGACTCTTGATCTAGCTAGTGTTGATCCTTCAATTCCAAGATTTATTATTGTAGGACCGAAACAAATCACTGATTTATTAGGGACAACTGAAGTAACAAGTTCAGATTTTAACACTGTCAAAGCATTGGCAAATGGTGAAATCAACTCGTTTCTTGGTTTTAATTTTATTGTATCAAACAGACTATCACTATCTGGAACTACCAGATCTTGTATCGCTTATGCACAAGATGGTATCGCACTTGCTGTAGGCAAAGACGTTACTGCTAGAATAGACGAGAGAGCTGACAAAGGTTATGCTACTCAAGTTTACTACTGTGCATCTTTCGGAGCAACAAGAATGGAAGAAGACAAAGTAGTGGAAGTTCAATGTACAGAATCGTAATAGGAGGATAGAAATATGGGAACTAAAAATACTGATTTAGTAGCAAATTTCGAAGCTACTCCACAGGTTCCAAATAACGCTGCAGAATTACATGGTGTACTTCGTGTAGCTCAAGGAACTGTTGAACTTGCCGCTGGTGACAGTGATAATAACGATATTGTAATGTTAGCACCGATACCAAGTAATGCTTCTGTGCCTCAATTATTTATTGGGTCAGACACATTAGGTGGATCGTGTACATTCAATGTTGGAATTTATACTACTGCTGGTGCAGTCAAAGATGAAGACGTTTTCGCAACTGCGGTAGCTGATGCTGGTGCAATGGCAGACGTTAGATTTGAAGCTGCAAACATCAACACAGCAGGTCAAAAAATGTATGAATTAGCTGGAGACAGTACAGATCCAGGTGGTTACTACTACATCGCTGCTACAATGGCAGCAGATGGTGGTACTGCTGGAACTATGTCTTGGAATATTACATACGTAATAAACTAATCACAATTAAGTGGGGGGGTTATCTCCCCCACTTTTCTTATGAAGAAGACAGAAAAACTAGAAACATTCATACATATAAAAAAAAATAATTACATTTATAGATATGTTTTAGTAGATCGTTTTGAGCATACATCAAAACATCATCATGGTTTTAATCTTAAACCCTGTAGAACTACAGATGAAATATATCAACAACTCACACACCCTAGAAAATTAAGACGTAAATATATATTAAAAGATGACCAAAAATGATTTTGATCCAAGAAACCTTGGTTTATATGATAAGCCTAAACAGTTATTGCATTTTCAATGGCAAGACGATACTAGAGTTTATAGATACGCTTTAGTTGAAATTATTGAAGAAAAAGATATTAATAGTAGAAACAAGCAAAAGACAAATGAACAAGGTCTAACGCAACAGGAGATATGGCAACAATATGGCATCAGTAGTAGACATTTGTAACGGAGCTTTAAATCAACTGGGAGCATCTACAATCCTTTCATTGACAGAAGATTCTAAGAATGCAAGATTATGTAATGCGAGATTTACTCAAGTACGAGATTCAATATTCAGATCTCACCCTTGGAATTGTTTACAAAAAAGAGTTCAACTTGCAGCAGATACAGCAACACCTGCATGGGGATTTACTAAACAATATACCTTACCTGCAGATTGTTTACGACTACTTACCATTCTTGATTACGACTCAGATTACAAAGTAGAAGGTAGAAAAATATTAACAGATAATTCTTCATTAAAAATTTTATACATTGGAAGAATAGAAGATCCAAATGAATATGATGAATTGTTAAGAGAAACATTATCAGCTGCACTAGCTGCTGACATTGCTTATGCGATTACATCATCCAATCCTTTAACTGCCAATATGTATAATCTTCTTAGAGATAAATTAAGAGAAGCAAGATTTGTAGATAGTACAGAAGGTCAAAATACTCAACCCGATAAAGGTATGGCAGATGTAATGGATGCAAGTACATTTATCAATTCAAGGTTCTAATACATGGCAAGGGTAGCCGCACAGCTTACAAACTTTACAGGTGGAGAGTTTTCACCAAGATTAGATGGTCGTAATGACATAGCTAAATATACGACAGCGTGTAAGACTTTAGAAAATTTTGTCGTTTATCCTCATGGATCAGCTACTCGTAGACCAGGTACAACATTTATTTCAGAAGTGAAAGATAGTTCAAAAAAAACAAGACTTATTCCTTTTGAATTTTCTACAACACAAACTTATATGCTTGAGTTTGGAAATCAATACATCAGAATATACAAAGACAAAGGACAAGTATTAGATAGTGGTTCTGCAGTTGAAGTGTCTACACCTTATCTAGAAGCTGAATTATTTGATTTAAAATTTGCACAATCAGCAGACGTCATGTATATTTGCCACCCCAATCACGAAGTAGAAAAATTATCCAGAACCTCACACACTGCTTGGACTTTATCAGATGTTGATTTTACTGATGGACCTTACTTAGATAATAATATTACAACAACAACATTAAATCCTGGATCACACACAGTCGGTACAGGCGTTGCAGTCGTAGCAAGTGCAACCACTGGAATCAATGGTGGTAGTGGTTTTTTAGCAACTGATGTTGGAAGATTAATTCGTTTTGGAGATGGTTATATGAAAGTAACTGCAAGAGCTGATACAACAAATATTACAGTAGAGATTATAGAAGATTTAGGTTCAGCAACCGCATCAGTAGATTTTGCATTAGGAGCTTTCTCAGATACCACAGGTCATCCTTCTTGCGTTACTTTTTTTGAACAACGACTTGTATTTGCAGGAACAACCGATCAACCACAAACTATTTTCTTTTCTAAATCTGGTGATTATGAAAACATGAATGAAAACAGAGGTGGTACAATAGCAGACAGCGATGCTATTATTTATACGATTGCATCTAACCAAGTAAATGCCATAAGATTTATGACTGCGACACGAACTTTAATTATTGGTACAGCAGGTGGTGAGTTTGTAGTAAGTGGAGGTGGAACTGACTCTGCAATAACACCGACTAATATACTTATCAAAAAACAATCTAATCATGGTGCAGCAAACGTAGATGCGATTGCAGTTGGTAACGCAACTTTATTTCTTCAACGTGCAAAAAGAAAGATTAGAGAACTTGCTTATAACTTTGATGTAGATGGTTATATTGCACCTGATATGACGATCCTTGCAGAACACGTTACAGAGGGTGGACTAACTCAAATGGCATATCAACAAGAACCCAATCAAATTGTGTATGCAACAAGAAACGATGGTGAACTTATTGCACTGACTTATCAAAGAGAACAAAAGGTTACAGCTTGGCATAGACATATCTTTGGTGGTAGATTTGGTAATGCTACCATTACAGTAACTGATTATGCAAACATAGCAAATGGAACAAGAATTGTTTTAACAAAAGCAGATGGAACTCAAGTTACATTTACATCTTCTACGACTGATGTATCTGGTAAGTTTCATACTGAAACAAGTAACAATCAAACAGCAACAAATTTAAAAACATTAATAGATGCTGATTCTAATTTTACAGCAACAGTGAGTAGTAATGTGGTTACGATTACAGAGACAACACCAATATCTATAGGATTTTTAACAATTACATCTTTAGATGATGCGACTAGATTAGCAAAGACTGATGAAGGCAAAGCNGTATGNGAAAGCGTAGCAGTNATTCCAACCGATGATACAGAGTATGAAGTTTATGTTATTGTAAAAAGAACAATCAATGGAGCAACAAAAAGATACGTAGAAGTTTTAAATACTTTTGATTTTGATGAAACAGATAATACATCTTTTAATTTTTTAGATAGTCAATTAACTTATTCAGGATCTGCAGCAACTAGTATATCTGGTTTATCACACCTTGAGGGACAAACTGTTTCAATATTAACCAATGGTGCAACACATCCTGACAAGACTGTGAGTTCTGGAGCTGTAACTTTAGATCGTTCTGCAACAGAAGTTAAAATAGGATTAGCTTATACTTCTTTGCTCACAACAATGAGACTAGATGCAGGTTCTCAAAATGGAACATCTCAAGGTAAAACAAAAAGAATATACGACATTACCATAAGAATGTTTGAAACAGTTGGAATAGAAGTTGGACCAGATTTAAATAATATGGAACGCATACCATTCAGATCATCTGCAAATGATATGGATAATGCTTTACCAGTATTTACAGGAGATAAGGAAGTAGAATTTAGAGGTAACTATGAAACAGATGGTTTTGTGTTTGTAAGACAAACTCAACCTTTACCTTTAACTCTTTTATCGTTATATCCTAGATTGCAAACAAATGATGGATAATACACTACATATAGTACCTTACACTTCTGAACATGGAAGATTTATACTATCATGTCAAATGAACCATGCGTTGATGGATAAGGATGCTGAATTTGAATTAGATGCCATGAACCTAGTGGAGGATCATTTATCTTTTACAGGTATCATTGGTAAGAAACCAATCTTTGCTGCTGGTATGAAAATGCTCTGGCAAGGGGTAGCCGAGGGTTGGGTGATTGCAACACAAGATGTTTGGAATCATCCATTATCAGTTGCTCGTGCAATTAAAAAAGATTTTGCCAAAGTTGCAAAAAAATATAATATTAAAAGAGTTCAGACCGCTGTAAGATCAGACTTTGGTAAAGGTATAAGATTTGCAGAATGGTTAGGATTAGAAAATGAAGGTCTAATGAAACACTATGGTTTTGATAGTTCACACCAATACAGATATGCGAGGATATTTTAAATGGGTTTTCAAGCAGCAGCAGTTGGAGCAATAGGTGTAGCACAATACAAACAACAAGGTGCTATTGGTAAATATAATCAAAGAGTACAAGAAAGAAACGCAGAAATTAAAGAACAACAGGCAGAACAAATTAATAAAAAAACTGAATTTGATATAGCTCAATTTAATAAACAATTTGAACAATTACAAGGAACAACTGAAACTAATTTACGAAAAGCAGGTGTGGTTGGAAATGAAGGAACAGCAGCTAGAATAGCTTTATCAAATTTATATGAAGCAGAAGTGCAAAGAAACACAATAAGATATAATTCAGAAGTTGCTGCTGCACAGAAATTAGAAGAAGCTAACTTTGCTAGAATACAAGGCAGTCTTGCTAGACAAGAAGCAAGACTTGCACAAATTCAAACAGTTGCACAAACAGGAACATCTTTGTTAAAAATGAAAGGATAGTATGGCAATTAAAATACCTACATACACATCAAAAGGAACTATCACTTCAGAGACAGGAGGAGTAACAAGTAATATAAAAGTTTCTCCATTTAGAACTCCAGCGGGAGCTTTAGAGCCTATTTCTAATTTTGTAAGGGATGAATATATCAAAGAAAAAAAATTAGAAGCTGATAACAAAGCAACTCAGATATTAAACGATCTATATGTGGATCAAAAAAATGAACAAGGAGCAGTAGTTGCAAAAGGCTTAATGACTATTCAAAGTGAAATAAAACAAAATCAAAATCCAACAGATGCTTCATCTTTACACGATCAACAAGTCAATAAGTTATTTGACTATGCAAAAAATAATAAATTTCAAAATCTAGATAACTTTACAAAAAAATCTTTGGAAAGAAAATATTATGCGACAGCAGGTATTTTAAAAGTAAAAGCTCTTGAAGGTTCTCGTTTGAAACAAATTGATGCAGCAAAAGATATTGATGAAGATTTAGTTTCTAAAGAAACATTAGTGCTCAAAGAAGTTGGTCCATCTTATCTTCCAATTTATAAAGATAAAGTTTTAAAAAGAATTAATAACAATCCTAAGTATGATGATGGTATAAAAAAAATATTAATAGATGGTTATATTAAATTTGGTGAAGAAAGTTTAGCATCAACTATGTCTGTTAATCAACCTTATGCTTTTAAAGATGCTGTGAAAAAAGGACAGTTTGATTCTTTAGAAACAAAAGAAATAATTAAATATTCTGAACAAGCAGATAAACAAATATTAGAAAATAATAAAATAATATTTACTTCTGACTTAACATTGACAGAAAACTCAACAACAAATGGTATAATTCAAAATTATAATGAAATTAAAAATGGAACATTTAATGGAAGTATTGAAAAAATTAAAGCATGGAATTCTTTGCCATCTTCTGACAAAGCTTCAATTTTAAAATTTGCAAATACAAAAAGAAGTTCTGCCGTTGCAGAAATTAATCAAAGAAATTCAGCAATCTTGAATGAAAAAAAAGATGATGCAATAAACGATTTTACAAAAATATATAAAAACTCTAAGTCATTAAGCACATTAACTTTATTTAAAATAAACAATATTATTGGAGAACCTAGAAGCGATTATGAAAAAAATGCAAAAGCACAATACGTTAAATTAAATGAAAAGATTGGATTAAAAGAATTTAATAATAAAGAAAATTTTTATAAAAATTTTTCAATTCAAAAGGAGATATTAAATGGAAAAATAACAGATCATGTTACTCCTTTTTTATTAGAGGGAGAAACTGAACCTAAGAGTATTATTGAAAGAGTAGGAACTCAAATTAATAAAAGAGAACTTGGGTTGTATATAAATTATTTATTACCAAATAAAGGTAATGTTGATTTTATAGAAAATCATAAACAAGTCTATAAAATCATAGAAAAATATTATCCCATAATTGAAGGTCAAAGTGTATTAAATTATTTAGATACCACTACAGATAATAGACTATCAAATTTTCAATCTAGAGTTTTGTTTAATTTTTCTCAAGGCATAAGAGAGGGAAAGGAAGTATCAGATCTTTTAGATCTAAAAAGTAAAAACTTCATTGCAAAAAATTTTCAAGAATTTAAACCCGATAAAGATGCTTTAACTAAAATACTATCTCAAACAAAACAAACAAATATAGATGAATTACAACCGCCACCATGGAATCCTGATAAATATAAAACATGGAGTGATTATACAAATTCAAAAGAATATAAAAAATATTTAAAACAAAAGGATCAATAGTGCCTACAGTTGCAGATAGAATATTGGATATGCAAAAAGCAGGAGCTCCTTCTGAGGAAATAGAGAGTTATAAAAATAATCAATTACAAGAAATGCAGAATGCTGGTGTTCCTCAAGATGTTATATCAAGAGAATTTGGAACAGAACCTTACGACAGAAAAGAAATAAAATCTTTTTGGCAAAAAATTTCTATTGATGTAGAAAATGAATTTAAAGAAAAAAGAGTTAGAAGAGAAGAAGCTGGTGATAAAATAGAACAATGGTTGCTAGGATCAGATAGGGAATATAATTTTACACCTTATTTAAGACGAGGAATTGGTCAATCTGGTTTAAATAAAATGATTCGTTATCATTCTAGTGGAGACTATGGATTACCTACTGAATATTCTGAAATTGAAGGTACTGGTTTTTTAGAAAAACTTACTGAAGGTGCAACTGGCATGATTGCAGAAATTCCCACATTTGTACCAGGAGCATTAATTGGTGGAATAAGAGGTGGACCTGGAGGTGCAGTTATAGGTGGAGGTTTAAGCACTGGAACAGTTCAAGGTATTTATACTGAAGCTCTTAAAAGAGGTAAAGTTAAATCATGGGGTGAGTGGTGGGATATATTTATGGAAGAAGGAATTAATGAAGCTGCAAAGACTGCAGCTAAACTATACGCAGCATATAGAGTACCATCATTTAAAGTTTTAAGTCCAGTTACTAAAAATATATTCGGTAGAACATTAACTCAATCTACAGCATTTACAGCAACTGGAGTTGCTATGGGTGAAGATTTACCAACAGCAGATGATTTTGCAGTAACAAGTTTATTATTTGCACCTTTTAATATTAAAGCACCAAAACAAAAAATAGACCAAATAGTTTCAGATACTCAAAAAAAACCTATAGATATTATTGGTGATATAATTCAAGACAGAACAATATGGGAAGATTTTAATTCTAAAAATATAGATATTCCTAGAGCATATAGAGATCAGGTTGCAGATAAACCAATAGAAAAACCTAAAGAGGTTACAATAGAAGAATTAAATAAATCAAAAGAAAATTTAGATTCAACAAGAACAGAGTTGGATAAAAGTATTTCAGACACGCCTTATAAAAGAACTTATAAAATGAAAGATTTTATAGATGACTTATTTTATAATCTTATTGATAAACTTCATGTATTTAAAAGAGCTGAAAAACAAGCAGAAAAATTTGGTGTTAAATATGAAAAGGAAATTAGTCCATACGAATCTTTTAATTTATTAAATGGTGTTCGTGGAAAAATAGAATCATTTGTAGAAGTAGGTGCTTTTGATTTTAAAACTGGAAAAAAAACAGGTCCATCATTAAAACAAATATTTAAAGAAAATGAGATCACTAATCGTGATGCGTATAGTGATTTTAGAAGATATGCGGTTGCCAAAAGAGCTTTAGAAAAAGAAGCTCAAGGATTTAAAACAGGAGTCAATATTAAATCTGCAAATGATTTTGTAAATCAACAAGGAGTTAGATTTGAAAAACCATTTAGAGATTTGGTCAAATCTTCTGAAGCTGCACTTAAATATTTATTAGATACTGGTGTTATTACAAAAGATGTTTACAATGCAGTATTAAAAGCAAATAAAGATTATGTTCCTTTTTATAGAGAGTTTTTAGATGACACAAAATCAGGACAGTTTTCTAAAAATGTAAGTAATCCTTTAAAGATATTTAAAGGTAGTGAAAAAAAAATAAAAGATCCTTTTGATAGTATATACAATAATATATCTACATATATTACTATTGCTGAAAGAAACGCAGCTCATTTAAGATTTATAGAATTTATAGAAAAAACAAGAGCGGAAGCAAAAAAAGCTGGAGAGTTAGATCCGTTTCCTGAAGTACAAAAATCTAAAAAAAGAACAAGAGAAACTAAAATAACTAAAAAAGAATTAGAAAATGTTGTTGATAATGTCAATGCTTTAAAGCCAGAAGTTATTGATGGTTTTTCTGTATTTAGAAAAGAACAAGGTTATTTAAAAAAATCAGAAATAGCTGTTTATAGAAATGGTGTTAGGGAAGTTTGGGAAGTAGGTGAGTCTTTTGCAAGACCTCTTAGAAGCATAGAACCTGGTTTATGGATTCAAGTTGCTGATGCACTATCTTTACCAGCACGAACATTAAGAGCGGGTGCTACTGGTGCTGTAGAATTTATGTATAATAACGTACAAAGAGATGCTTTTACATCCGCAATATTAAGTAAAGGTTGGTTTCCTCCATACTTTCAAACAATTCAAGGTGCAGGAATGATGATTAAACCTTTAAGAACAAAACTTGGATTAGAACCTGTGTTTGAAAAATATGTTAGATCAGGTGCTTTGCAAAACTCACTTGTTACACTTGATAGAACTTATTTTAGTAGAGACGTTCAACAATACTTTACTAAAACAAAACCAATTAATTATATAAAAAATTTTCCAGAATTTTTTAGAATATACTTAGAATTTTCTGAGGGAATAAATAGAGCTGGTAATTTTAAAATTAATTTAAATAGAAATTTAAAAAAAGGTTTGTCAGAAGAACAAGCAATTAAAAAAGCAGCATTTGAAACTAGAGAAAATCCTATTGACTACAGAAGAATGGGTGCAATGGTTCAAGGTGTAAATCAAATATCAGCTTTCTTTAATGCAAGAATACAAGGTTTAAACCAAACCATAAAGGCATTTAAAGATAGACCTGTTCAGACTTATACTAAAGTATTTATGTATGTTCAGTTACCATCTATTTTGCTTTGGTTAGCAAATCACGATGATCCAGATTTTCAATCATTACCACAATGGAGAAAAGATTTATTTTGGAATGTAAAAATAAATGGAACATATTATCCAGTACCAAAACCTTTTGAATTAGGTTTAATTTTTGGAACAGGCACTGAAAGATTTTTAGATTACTATTATGATAAAGATCCTAAAGCATTAGAAAAATTAAAAGATGCAGTTACAGTTCAAACTTTTAGAGGTTTAGTGCCAATACCAGATGTATTAAAACCTTTTGCTGAAACATGGAGTAATAAAAATTATTTTTTTAATAGACCCGTTATTCCTGCTGGACTAGAAAATATACCATCTGAATATCAATATACAGACTACACATCTGAAACTATGAAGCTTATTGGTAAACTTGTTAGAAAAGTTAATGGAGATGATTTCTCTGCTAGTTCAAGTCCACTTGTTTTAGAAAATGCTTATCGTGGTTGGACTGGAGGTATAGGAGGATATATTCTTATGTTATCAGATTCAATATTAAAAGCTGCAGGAGTGACTGAAAATAAAAGAACAAGAAAAAAAATGTTATCTGAATATCCAGTTATAAGAGCATTATTAATTAGAAATCCAGATAGAAATGCAGAACCAGTAACTGATTTTAGAAAATTATATGAACCTATTGGAAAAAGAAATAAAGCTATTGCGATATTTAAAAAAAATGGAGAAGTTGATAAAGTACAAAAAGAACAGGCAAAATTACCTAAGAACTGGGTTACTTTAGAAAGAGCTAATAGAGCTATTCAAACCAAAGAAAGGCTTATTAGAAATATAAACGATAATCCAAAAGAGACTCCAGAAGCAAAACTTTATTTGACTAATATCTTATTGAAACAAATGATAAATGAAGCTAAACACGCAGTTAATTTGTATTATGGAAAAAAAGTTTATACTATTAAACTAGACAATGAATAAAGAATTTAATATAGAAATAATATGACCATATCATCTACAACAGTTAGAAATTCATATTCAGGCGATGGATCAACTACTGCCTTTAGCTACACCTTCAAGATTTTTGCTGACTCTGATTTACAAGTTATCATAAGAAGTAGCACAGGATCTGAAACTACAAAAACTATCTCAACTCATTACAATGTTTCTGGAGCTGGAGATGCTTCAGGTGGAAGTGTAACTTTCACATCAGGTAATATTCCTGCATCTGGAGAGACTGTAGTTCTTAGAAGAGCTGTCCCGCAAACACAAGCAATAGATTATATTGCTAATGATCCTTTCCCTGCGGAGTCTCACGAAGAGGGTCTGGATCGTGCAACAATGAACATCCAACAAATGCAAGAAGAGTTGGATAGATCATTTAAAGTTTCAAGAACCAATTCAATTACAACTCCAGAATTTACAGACAGTGCATCAGACAGAGCTTCTAAAACATTAGGCTTTGACAGTGATGGAAACTTAACTACTGTTGCAGATTTTTTACCTGCAGGTGGAGACTCTGCACAATTTACTTATTCAACAACAACAACTGACTCTGATCCAGGATCAGGAGTATTTAGACTAAACAATGCAACAATCTCTAGTGCAACAGAAATGTACATTGATGATTTAGAAGCAAATGGAACAGATGTTTCTGCTTGGGTTCAATCATGGGATGATGTAACAGGTAATGATACCAATAGAGGAAGAATAAGAATTTCAAAAGCAAACACCTTAGATAGTTGGATGGTATTTAAAGTAACGGGTGCAATCACTGACGCAAGTGGTTATTCAAAAATAAGTTTAGTATACATTGATAACGCTGGGACATTTTCTAACAATGACAAAGTATTTATTTCATTTGTAGCCAGTGGAGAAGATGGATCAATACCAGGATATTTTTACAAGTTTGATACTGGAACATCTGATGCAGATCCAGGAGCGGGAGAGATAGCATTTAATAACGCAACTTATGCTTCTGCTACAGAAATTTATATTGATGATGCTGATGCAAATGGAGTTACTGTTTCAGCAGATATTTTAACATGGGATGATTCAACATCAACTATCAGAGGATATTTACATATTGTAGATATTAACGACAGCACTACATACGCAAGATTTAAAATTACAGGTGCATCAACTGATGCTTCAGGTTACGTAAAATTAGCTGTAGGTCATTTAGCATCCAATAATACTTTTTCTGCTGCGGATGAATTATCAGTTCACTTTACAAGAAACGGAGACACTGGAGATACAGGTGCTACTGGATCAACTGGTTCTACAGGATCAACTGGTGCAACAGGAGCTTCAGGAACAAACTCACAACTATCTATGACTTTCAATAACTCTACATCAGATGCTGATCCTGGTGCTGGTAAAATTGCTTTTAACAATGGCACATTAGCAAGTGTATCGGTTCTATTTGTAGATGATGCAGACGATGGCGGAGCAGACATTACAACTTTTGTACAATCTTTTGATGATGTTTCAAACTCAACAGCAAGAGGAATTATTACCATTACAAAAGAAGGTACACCCGCAACCTTTGTAACTTACAAAGTATCAGGTGCGATTACAGATGCTTCTGGATATACAAAAGTTCCCGTAACACATTTAGCTTCT